TACCGATAAGGCCTTTAAGGTCAACGGTGATGATGTGCTCTTCTGTATTCCTCCTAGTGGTTACCAGACGTGGGTCCGTAATGTCATTTCAGCAGGTTTAACACCTAGCATTGGAAGAATTACGTCTCCCGTCGTTATGCAGTTATTAATTCAACCATCTTTGATTGCGGGACGAAATGGGACTGGCTAGATAGGACTGAGATAGTGGTAAAGAAGATTCCTATTTTATATATGAATCTTCTTCGGGGTCAGGAGGACGTTTCTACTGAGCGTCGTTCGGATCTTCTTCTTTTCTTAGGAGATGATCTTTCTCGAGGTGGTGACATGGCTTCTAGGATGAGTTCCCTGATTGAAGGTTGGGATCATGATCACCGGGAGAAGTTTCTAAAAAGATGTTATTATTATAACCATAATCTTTTGAAGAAACTTCCTCCGGTCTCATGGTACTTGCCTAAGTGTCTGGGGGGTTTAGGTTTACCAAAACCTGAATCTGAACACGTGTCTCAACATCACTTACGTATTGCTTCCATGATTTTATGCATGGATACGCAGATGCGAAGGGACATGGTTCGACTTCAATGGTTGAAGCAGCCGGGTAATGTATTCTGTGAGATCACAAATCAACAGATTTGTGACATAAACGAGGAGTTAGGAAACAAGTTTATTTTATCTTCATCAAAAAATGAGGATGAAATATACGGACGCCTAATTCGTTCGAATCTAGGATACGGAACGGACGAGACTCTTTATGAGCCTGAAAAGGTTCTAAAGTCTTGGACGCGGTTGTACCAGAAGTGGTCAAAGAAGGTCCTTAAGATCAAGTGGACCGAATCCCACGATCATAGTGTAAAAGGTTTACATTCTATGAACGAGAAAAAGGCCCTTGAATATCAGGGTCTTCGATGGACTCCGGAGTCAGTCGTGGTGTGGAAATAACTGGGAACTCGTAATGCGAGACGTATCACTAAAGGTGGTAAACTAGAGTTGAGCTTTGGTGAGGATCGAGGGTACAGAGACAATTAATCTCCGAGGCCACGCCTAGTCCAGAAATGGACATCAAATCTTAATTCCAGTCTACCATTTTCATGATAATCAGAAGAAACCTCATAAATGAAGTCTCTTCCAATTACTATCGCTTCTTTGGATTTTGAATTTCACCCTAATGGTGGACCAGGTTAAGAACCAGTCAAATGAAGAAGGAGAGGTGCAGGATTGGAGGTAGATGTTCCTATGTGTGATGATTATTGTGTTTTCCGTGGTGGTATGGTCATTGTAAGGCTTCGGCTTTTAC